CGGAATATGACCCGTCGTGGTCGGTGTCGATCATCTTGGGGCGCACCCCCAAGATTCGGCCATACGTGTCGGTGCCGTCGCCGTCCACCGCACACTCATCCTCTTTCTTGGCGAACTGGTAGGCCATTTCCTGCGCCAAATCGTCCACCATGCTGATAATAGCGTCCTCGTTGATCTCGCTCGACATACGCACCAACTGGGCACATTTCTTCGCGGTCAACTCCACCTGGTTCCACTGTTTGTTGCTCTCGGTGATGGAATCATTGTCACCCACGAAGTAGCACGTGGTGCCGGCGGAACGACGGGGCACAACCATGTTATCAGAGGTCATCTGCACAACCTTGGCGTTCTGGCGAATCCAGCCGTAACCGTCGCGCAAGTCAATAACGGCCTGCTCAAACTGCGTCGGCACCAGATAGCCGCCATAGGCATTCAGCCCCGACGTTTGGGCCTGGACACGCAATTCCACATTGTGCTCATTGCACCACTGGCGAGCCGAAGCGTTGTTGAACAGCGCAGCCATCATCCACTGGCCCGACCGGAACGCATCGGCGTCGCCATCGGGCCCCGTAAACGCCCGCAACTTGCCGCGCGGATATTTCTTGGGCTCGGCGAAAATAACCGACCGATGAGCCGTGTCCATCTGCGGCTCCACCCTACGAGGTTCAGGCTCGTCGGCCTTCGCTTTGAACCTCTCCAAACGATCCTGGTCGGTAGCCGCCTTGACCAACGATTCCGCCTCATCCATAAGCGCGGCGAACCGTTTGCCCTCATCTTCGTTCATCGTTCGCCCGTCTTTGTCGGCCTGCGCCTTGACCTCTTCGGCCCTGGCGGCCGCATCGGCGGCGCTTTCTCTTAACTCTGCTGAACTAGGCATTGTCAGCCCCCTTTATTGGAATATGTCATAAACTCACCCACCCGGAAGCGTGGCATTCATTGGAACGCCGCCCCCAGAACAACGCCTTAACCTTTGGGCCCAGGCAGTTTCTTCTTTAACGTATTCAGCCGCCACATGAGACGGCTTTGTTCTTCAATGGAAATCGGACTTGGTTTCTTGGTTTCTGTCTCGTCACCTGATGCCGTCTCGCCGTCCGCTGTACGCTTCTCCTGCTTGAGCTTGTCCAGCGACCGAGCGGCAACGGTGGTGTCGGGGTACGCCGGATACGTCACCGGCCCCACGTCAAACAGCTCTTTGACCTCGTTGATATCGCGGTTGTAGGTGCCATCCTCGTTTTCGCGCCAGGTATCCTCTGTCACAGTGAAAGCAAAGCTGCACCCCGTCAAATCCCCCCGCCGGATTTCTTCCACCGTATCCCTGCCCACTGTTGTATCCGGGACATCCACTTCAAACCGCAAGCCCACCGAATTACTCGACAGCCTGAGTGTTTTGGGTGTGCGACCCAGCAGCAGGTTGGCGTCATGGTTCTTGAGCGCCCGCACGTCGGACGACTTGAGAGCATTGTCAAAAGCCCCCGGCTTGATCTGCTCGGTAAACCCGCCCAGGTCCACAGAGTCCCTGTTGTACTTGGCGGCATAGCCCACGATCCGCGCCGCCCCGTCGCTGTCGTCCACCCGCAACTCCACATCCTCGGCGGGCAAGACCCGCAACTCCACCGACGTGGATTGTTCTGTTTTTTCAGTTGGCATTCTGACACCCCTGTGCAATCTCTTTTACTTTGGTCATCAATTCCACTGCCCACTCTTCTGCTGTGGAAGCATCCGGTATAGCGGCAGCCATGCGGCAATACTCGTCTTCGAGGCTCGCATAGTGTGCCCCCAGCGTGGCGCTCCACGCCATCAGGACAGGCGATAGTATTTTTGTGGCAAAGTCTTCGTTGGCAGCATCGTCCTCGCGCTTGCTTGCCGCACGTAAAACACGGCCACACGTATCAGAGACCACCCTATAATGTGCGTCCCACGTTCTTGTGTCGTCCGCGTCTCCATCATCGTCTGTGGTCGTTTTATCGGGAGGCTTTTGTTGCGGCGGTTCCTCCCCCGCCGGCTTCATGTTCAAGGGCTCCATGTACTTGTCACCCTCCGGCCCGATGGGGGTCAGGTTTTCCATACGCCGAACATCGTTAATACTCAGCCACCCCCCTTGACGCCCCGCTGTATATGATTTAGTTCTAGCCTCCGTATCGCCCCGCAAGAACGCGTCCACCAGAAACTCGACAAAGAACTTATCCCGCTCGCCTGGCAGAAAGAGCTTGTAATTGCACTCCTGCTCCCATTTGCGGAACCAGTAGAAAAGCGTGGTGGTCACAAACTCGATGGACTGCTGCTCAATGTTCGAGAAGGTGGCCCTGTCCAAATCGCCCAGCTTGTGCGGCGGAATATTGAATATCCGTGACACGTCCGCCACGGAAAACTTTTGCATCTCCAGGCATTGCGATTTTTCCGGGTCAACGCCCATCTGCTTCCAGCCCATGCCTTCTTCCAGAATCGCTATCCGGTGGGCGTTATCCAACCCGCCATGAACTGATTGCCACGACTCCCGGAGCCGTTTGGCGGCCGTGTCTGTCAACTGCCCAGGGTGCTCCAGCACCCCGCCCGGCTGTGCCCCGTTACCAAAGAATTTGCCGCCATATTTCTTAATGGCCACCCCGACCCCTATAGCCTCTTTGTGGTAAGCGGCCACGTTGTAGCCGGAATAGCCATCCGGACCCAGGCCCTTGATGTGCAGCACGTTGTAATCCGTTATCGGCACGGGCCCGTCGTTGGTTGTCACCTCGTAATACGGAACGCCGCCCGGTGACATCTTGCGTTCTGTCTTGTTCGGCAGCAGCGGCCATAACGCCAAGGGCCGCCCCGCACCATCCCGCTGAATCTCTGCATAGCCATTGCCGTACACCAGGGCATTAGCCATGCGCGTCTCTAAGAACGTCACGGCGTCCATGTGGTCGTTTGGCCGGTTGTGCAATAGGTTGTACACCCGGTGCGAATCCGCGCGTTCCTTGCCCTCCCCTTTGCGTGTGTATGTGATAAGTGGCAGTGACGCCACCGATCCTGAAATACACCGCACCGCCGACCAAAACGGCGTATACTTCAACGCGCTGTCTTCTGTAACCGACACGCCGGCGCTGCATTCGTCGCCGCCGTGTACCCAATCAATAAACCATTGCGATGGACTCGCCGTGCTAGACCGCATCAACCACCGTGCAATGCGTACCCGTATATTCATTTAATCTTGCCCCAATGGTCGTCGGATACGCACGCCCAGCGCGCCCTCCGGCGGTGTGTCGGTAATCAACAACAAATACCCGCCGCCCCCCGCGCCTGTCAGCTTCAAACCGTAACACGAATCACGCAAATCGCATATCCTGTGCAATATATCATTGTTGACCATTTTGGGAAACATAGCGACCTGTGCATCAAACCCATCGGATACCGCCTTGCCCAACATGGCCGCATCCATATACTCAATCGCCACCCTGGCACGATCACTGGCGAACGCGAGCTTGTGGACGCTCTCGCGGCTGACGTGGTTGGGCCACACCACATCGAACTCGTCAGGACGGGGCGATAACGGATAAAGCCAGCATAGATTTTCCAGCAAGCCCCACGTTTTTTCCTTCTCGCCCACCTCGCCTATATCCGCCGGCCAATAACCGCCCGGCCGATACGTGGCGGCGTGAATGCCGGGGTAACATATGCCGATAGCATCCTGCGAGCCGGAATGGGCCGCCAGTTCCCCCGGTGGGTTCTCCCAAGCATACAACATCCATGCCAGCCGTTCTGGCTCCCATCGCGGTAGCGTATCGCCAAACAACTCCGCCGCCTTACGCCGCGTGCTGCTGGCCATGCCCCCGCGTAACATGTACTCGTGGTCGGATTCCACCGACGCGACGATCACCGTGCCGCCAACGTCGCCCGCGCTACTCACCCACGGCTGATCCAGCCATCCGCCGCAAATATCTATCCTGGTAGGAATACTCAGAGCGGCTCGCAGTTGGGTGGTGCTGGTAGCACGACACCCCAGGTGCGGCGTTCGCTCCAAGGCTACGTATTGCACACCCAGGCTATCACACAGCGCGCGCTTTTCCGGCCGGTCGCCCTCCTGGCTGGTGACGTATACATCTGGCCGCATTTCTCGCAGCGTCGGCCCGAAATCACACCACCCGCTACCGGAACCAATACTGGCCCCGGCGACACAAGCGAGCGATTGAACCATGAAGAGCCGCTCTGTCTCATTCTGCACCGTAGGCCTTCGCTTGAGGCTGGTAATCGTCGCATCACTGCCCACCGATACGTGCAGGGAGCCATAGGCGGCCGCTTGCTGCAGAAATTCGACATGGCCCGGATGCAACAGATCAAAACACCCGCTTGTGAGAACCGTTCCCATGCCGTAAGCCCCGCTAATAAAGCCAGCCGCCCCCCCCGGCGGTTGGCCGATGTACTAGATCACCGTCAGCCCCCGGCTGTTATACACGCTCGGGCCGCCCTTATTCGCCACGCCGCACCCGACGGCCATAATGCCCGCAACCGTGCCATCGATACGTTCCGTCGACTTCTTCTTCGACGGTTTGATGTTGCCGGCGGCGTCGGTCTCCACCATTGTATTCGAGACACACCACCTCATGACCGGGTTGCCGTCCTGGAGCATCTGCCCGCCCATGACGAGCTTTTCGAACTCCTTCGACGGGGCACTCATCGACGCAAACCCCTGGCCAAACGGCACCATGTCAAACCCGTCGCCTTGCAGTTGCGTGGTGATATGTGTGGCCTGCCAGCGGTCCACGCCGATCTGGCAGATATTGAACCGCTTATGCAGAGCGGCTATATCCGCCTTCACCACGTCATAATCGACGACATTGCCGTCTGTGAGCTTAATGTGTCCCTGTCTCGCCCATGTGATATACGGCACCCGGTCGTCCCGCTCTCGCTTGCGGGCATTGTCTTTGGGTATCCAGAACCACGTTTTTACCGCCCACGTGCCATTATCCAACGGAAACGCCAACGCAAACGCCGT